CATGAAATGCTTGATACTGTTCTAGCCCTTCAATTTTTCTTTCTTTACGTGTATCGTTTGAACCACCCATAACATTAAAGCTTCTTTTAGAATTTTTGCATACGTCAATACATCTTTCTGGAATATCTTTACCTGTTCGTAATCTTTCAAAAAAATCTACATACTCATCTGTTTCAAATATCTCTTTCATAGATCTTCCGGAATGTAAGTTGTGCTTATCATCATTAAGCCATCTTTCATCTCCTTCAACCGCATTGTGCCTATGTAAAAAACAACAAGGCCTTACATAACCATCATGTGTGATATATGTTGCCTTGGGTTTTGTCTTGTCCATGCACTTTGGATATATGATTCTGTCTTTTTTCATTAGTCATCTTTGTCGTGATCATGCCTGTGCTCGTGATTCTCTAAAGTGTGTTTCTCAAAATTTTTGTAATCTCTTTCATCATCAACTCTAGTTGTAACAAATTTTCCAGGTGCTACTTCTTTATAATATTTGTAAAGTCTAACATCATCTTCGTCAATAATTTTACCTTCTGCATTTGTATCATAATTTTCATTTGCAACAATGTCTTCAACTTTAAACATTTTGCTTTCATCTACTTCCATAGCAGAACCTGGGCCAAATCCCGATCCACCTTGTGGTGGTGTCAAGCCATGTGTTTTAGCTACATCACTATACTCACCAGTTTTTAAGTTTTGTTCATTCCTACGCATCTTCTCAAATATACCTGTACCTAATTCTGTATGACACATCTGTTTACACTTGGCTGGTTGTAAAGATCCGTTAGGATCATCTGATCGTTGCCAGTCTTCTTCAAGCAAATGACTGTACCATGGACTTTCTAATATTGTTTTAACCGGACTTGGATCATTTGGATCTTGTGCATATAAACTATTGAAGTCCATAGGCACTCCGTTATCAGGTCCATGGTGTACCATGCTAGGTATTGGCCAATGCTGTTTGTAAGGATTTGAATCTCTTTCGTAGTATTCTATTCCACCTAACCAATTGCAAGGCCAAATCTTTCCATCAAAGCTGATATAAATTCTTGGTTCTGTTCTATTTTGACAAACAATTTTATGCTTTTGTGAAAAATGATCAACACCTTTTACACCTTTGGTACCTTTAGCTCTTTGTGCCGCTAACATTTCTCTGTCAGGATGTCTATTTTTTCTTTCATTGTCAATATTAATACTGTGTTCAACCACACCGCCCATTTTTTTAACCATCTTATGTTCAGTTTCAAACATCTCTTGTTTGTGTTTTACTCTTCCGGAGTCTGGATTTAACAAGCCATCTTGTTTTAATCTTTCATTTTGTTCTTTTTCTTGTACCATTTTCATTTCAGCTTCATCCGCCAACTGTTCTGCATGACGCTTACCTAGACGCACTGGTATAAATCTAAAACTCATCTTCTCAATAAACTCACTAAACCCAAGTTCTTTAGCCATGTCTTTGGCTCTTTGTAACTGATGTGAATTATGATTAAATGTAATGAACTGCCATCTTGCTCTACCACCAGCATTAATAAATGCTTCTGTGTTTGCCATTAACTTTTCCCATTTTGCACCAATACGATATAAATGATTGGTATCATCTAACCCGTCTATACTAAAAGTGACTCTACCACCATAGTAATTTTGTATATTATCTCTTGATCCACCAGGACCATTAATAATTTCTGCGGCTTCTTTCCAAAATGCAGGATCTCTAGAACTACCGTTTGAGCTAAACGAAACATTTTTAGTTCCATTATCTCTGAACCATCTAAGAATATCTAATGCTTGTGGGTGTGCGGCTGGTTCTCCGTAGTTACCACAGCTTAAAAACCATCTTAATTGCTTACAAAACTCTGGTGGAAAGAATCTTTTAACATCTTCTAGCGAAATAATTCGTTTACCCGACGCTTCAATTTTTGGATTAAAAGTTCTACCACAGCCTCCACAATATAAAAAGCAAGTATTGTTAAATTCTAATTCTAATCTATCAACACGATCATACTCAAACATAGTGCGACCTTTTTCGTCTCTCCAAAGCTGTATGTCTTTGTGATTTGGTGCTCTTAAACCTTTGTCTGGTACCCAATCGTATAATTCATTTGGTTGCATATTATTTGTTCCTTCGTATGTATGTACTTATTTCCGGATATAATCGGTCAAACATTGCTGTTTGTTTTCTATACTCGTTTTGTTTAGTTGTTATCTCAATAAATGTGCCAAAATCACGCGATAAGTCTTCACTCCACATAAACTTTAACATAGATTCCATTTTGTCTTTAAATTTTAAATAGTATTCATGTGGATCATCATCCCATAGCTGTCCTTTGTTCCACTCATCAATACTAAACTGATATGATTGGTTCTTTAATCTATAATTCTTGCCAGCTTTTGCTATCCAAGGCTTGAACCATTCGTTATCAAACTTTTCAAACTCTTGTTGTACGTGTTCTTTTAATTCTTTTGGTAATGCTTTAACATTTAAATATGATGGCGAGTGTAAAAAATGCATACTAAAGAAAACACTGTTAACAGTTCTATTAAATTTAACAAAATTGTTTTCTATTTGCCACTTAACTAAATCAAAAACTTGAGTTGCATTTAGTATTTGCCATGTAAATGTGTTGAACATATTAATATTTGGTTTGGTATTAACATCAAGCCATTCTATATTCTCTTGAATCTTCTTCCATTTTGCAGGATATCTAATAAAATCATTAGTTTCACCTATACCATCAATGCTTCCGCCAATTTGTACACTTTTGAATTCGTGCCATAGCTCAATTGCTTTTCTAGGTATGTTGGTTAGATTAATATTGTACTCTAGTTCCATATCTTTTGATATACCTGCATCAATTAATTTTTGTAACATAGTATACATATTTTCTACTAGTGTTGGTTCTCCTCCGGAAAAGTATATTTTTTTTGTGCCCGAAGCTGACCCGTCAAACTGATCAAAGAAATATGGTATATCGTTCCATTGGTATATATCATTTTTTAGTTTAACTTTGTTTTTGTTTTTTGATAGTTCTACTCTTGTAAAGTCAGTTTTAAATCCTTGAAACATTGTGTCAAACCATTCGTTGTACCACTGTGTACTTTCACTAGGGTGACACATTCTACATTTTATATTACAAAGATTTCCTAATCTGATATCCCATTCTAAGACAGGTGCTTTATCTATAACTAAAGTACCATCAGGCATTGTGCTTGATTCAGCTTTCCAATAGTCATAGTTATATTTGTTATAATATTCTCTAATGGCATTTCTTCTTCTCGAGGCCATCTTAGCATCATCTTCATCATTGCAACGAACACACATACTATGACGTTCACCATCTAACATAGACTTCCTAACATCTTTTAATAAAGGAGCATTTCTTACGTCATCAATTGAGTGAGTATCTGCTCTCATAATATTGTTGTTATCATCTTTTAAAATACCTTTTGTTTTTTTACAAGTTCTTGCTTGTATACAACTTCTGTATTCTCCTGAATTATGAACAGCCACCTGAGCCCATGGCAATGGACACCATGAATCATTCTTTTCAGAAAGATTTTGATAGTATAAATCTTCTGGTTTATATTTGTGTCTTTCCTTAATAGTCTTCATATTCTGTTAATACCGATCTCCAATTAGTATTTCTTATCTTGTCCATGCTGTTTAAATATTGTACAGTTTGTGGCCAAAGATCACTGTTGTCTTTACTGTTCATAAAATTAACTAAGGCATCAAGTTTAGCATAACCTTCGCCACCTACTATGTCAATCCAATTTTTTAAATGTCTTATTTTTTGTTCAACTTCTTTTTTAAGTTCTTTGGGTAATACTGTTATATTTAAAAAATTAGGGCTATGTAAAAAGTGCATACCAATCAATCCATTGTTAGTTGGATAGCAGTTAATTTTGTCATACCGTTGCATTACTTTCCATCTTATCAATTCGTCAATATGCATAACATTTAATACACTTACAGTTGCATCAATTGTAACTTTAATGTTAGGTGAAACCTTATCCCAATGGCTTAATTTTTCTTTCATGTCTTCCCAATTACTTGGATAGCGAATCAAGTTATAATGCTCTGCTGTCCCGTCTAAAGAAAGGTGGATTAAACACGTTTTAAAGCGGCTGTATAGCTCTGCAAGTTCATTTGACACCGTTAGCCCGTTCGTATTAAAACGGAGGTTTATATGGTCGCTATAGCCGGATTTGACGCACATTTCCAAGAATGATTTGAACTCTTTATTGATAGTTGGTTCTCCTCCTATTATATAAAAGTTCTTTATAGTATCCAATCTACTTTTAATATCTTCCCAAAATACACTATCTGATTTATACCAATTAAGTTTTCCATCTGTTTTATTCCATTCTAGTACTTTCTTACTATCATCGCTAATATCAGACTCCATTAGCTTCTTGTAATCTGGTATCCATAAACTACTGTCACCTGGATTACACATCAAACAAGCTAGGTCACATTTGTTACCAAGTTTCATATCTACATACTTGATATCAAACGGTGCTGTGCCATCTGATTCTACTCCTGCAAGTACTTCGTCGAATGATAGCTTCTCTGCCCACTCTTCGTTTTCCCATTGTCTTTTTGATCTGTAGCCTGATGCTTCTTCTTTATAACAAGCCCTACACTCTTTAGGGGCCTTGCCTTCCAAAAACTTCTTACGAATATTTTTATAATATTCAGTATTCCAGTATTCTGATGGTTTGTCTTGATCAACATAAACTAATTCTCCTGTGTCTTTTCTATTACATCCAATCTTTCTATAGTCAGGTCCACTACCACTGTTTGCATGACAGCACAATTGCATTGCACCATTTGTTCTAGTGCTTAAATGAATAAACGGTAATATACAAAAATTATTTTTCATTGTAATTAAGTAGCTCGGTAAACAATGGATGCAAAGTTGTAATATCTGTTTTCTTTGCAGTATCCAATGCTTTGGTTTTTATTTTAAATATTTCTAACTTTTCAGGCTTGAAAGAACTAAAATCATTAACATATGAAATCATATTTGCAATATTCTTTCTTAAAGGTTTGCTTGAATGATTTTTAAACTGTTGTTGGACATCTTCTAAATCAGTAACAACTTTTTCTCTAAACTTTGGTGGTAATGATTCAAATGTCATTCCAGCTGGGCCTGTGATTGCTAACATACTCATATTGCCAACTGGTACTTTTATTTCATCATAATATAAAGTCAACAGTTCTGGTAACCAATCTTTGACTGTTAACGCATTAACTGGCTGGAACACACAATTTAATCCCATTCTAAATCTGCTGTCACCTTTATATCTTTCAGAAAATTCTAACATATTCTCTTTAATTTTTTTCCAACGTGCTGGTTTTCTAACATATTCATATGTAGGACCAGTACCATCTATACTAGCTTGAATTTTTATAGATTTAAAATTTTCTATTGCTTGGTATGTATTATTCAAGTTAGTAAAATTAGTTGTCATTTTTAAATCTATATTTTTTGCATAATCATTTTTTATACAATAGTCAAATACTTGATGAACTTTTTTATTAATAGTTGGTTCTCCACCTAGTACTTTTAATAATGCTGTATCACCATCAATGATTTCATCTTTAAGTATTTTGTCTTGTGTTTCTTGTTGAAAGCTATAATCTTTTTGTTCTCCAAATACTTCTGGGTTGGCTTTGTAAATTTTTTCAATAAGATTACTATTACTAGGCGAACACATAGTACACATTAGATTACATAAGTTATCTGGTCTGTAATCTATGTATATAGGTTTGTTTAATTCATTACCAGTTATGTTGTCTATGTATTCAAGAGATAGATTATCAAACCCAGACCTATCACTATCCATGTCATTATTTTCTTGCCACTCACATACTCTACATTCATATGGCCATTTGCCATCTATAAACTGTTGTCTAAAGTTTTTTGAGTAGTCTCCATTCCACCATTCACGTAAGTTATCTGAGTCTTGTTTGTTTAAGTTAACTCTTTCTTCTTGAGCACAGCAAAATCCTACTGAATTTTGTCCACCTTTATAATATATGCTAGTAAATGGCGCTTTACAAAAAACAGGATCTGGATTATTTTTGTAAAAATCTTTAACTGCATTACGCATACCAACTCTGCTGTACACTCTATCAGTCACATAATATTCGTATTCAGGATGTGATTTATCTAACATTCCAATATGAATACAGTTTGTTGGCTTTATATTTTTTATTTGACAAATATGTTCGTACACTTTATGATATTTGTTTTGCACATGATCAGGACTAAATTTTTCCATTTGCCATAAGCCAATCTGTGCCGCACCTAAAGGCAAATGATTGTATTCATTCTGTTGTCTAATTGGTAACTTGTCATTGTGATTTGAATATCTAATTCCAGATCTAATATTTCCTAAACCTATACCTTTTGTTAAACTAAAACATACTTCTGTTATACTTGGGTGTGATACATCAATTTTAATATCTCTACAAGTTCCATACCATGCACAATCTAATAAGATAGGTACTTCTTTTTGTAAACAATCATCTTGCAGTGTATCCCAATGAGGTGGTACACCACCGTTACCGCAAAAAGGATAACTTATAATAACCCAATCATTTTTTTCTACAGGTATGTAATTGCCTTTTTCATCATCAAGAAATACAAAATCTTTAACAACTCTTTTGTGATAAGCATATTCACCTCTTAAAATTCTTAATCGTCTTTTTGAATTTCTATAGTATGCTTCATCAAATGCTTGAGTTGTTCCGTTAATTAAATCTCTATGCTGAAATTTTTCCCAACCTGCAAACCCATTTAACTTAGATGATAGTATCCAGTTGTGTATAGCTTCTAAATATTCTGTTTTGACTTCAAAGTATCCTGACTCGCTTAACCATTCTTTCCATGGTGCTTTTGCCAGGTGCTTCTGAAACTCATAGTCATATAAAGAACTATGCTTATCTTGATACAGTGTTTTATCTAAAGAGTGTTCAGCCATTGTACTGTTTCCTTACCTAATAGATTACTGTAATTTTGATTCCTAACTTTATCAATATCAACTGTTGTTTTTTTAATAGTTTTATTTGTTTCAGACGATACATCACTGTAATTGTCAATTGAGTGTTTTAAAGAATACAAGAAACTTTCAAAATTTCTGCTTTTATCTTGTTCTAAAAGATTTTGCAAAGCATCATATGTATTTTTTAATATGCTTACTGGTGCATTAGAATATTGTAACTCTGAATTTTGAGGCCATAAATGTGTTTGTATATGATGTGATATAAAACTTTTGCTTATTTGTTCATCCCAAACTCCGTATTTTTTATCTAAATCATGCACCCATTGAGTGAGTTTGTGTATGTTTTCTATATTGTAAATCTGTGGTACTGAAGTAAAACCTAATCTTATTCTGTCTTGATCATGTTGATGAGCTTCAAAAAAATCAACTATTCTTTTACTAAACAACTTCCATGTATAAGGATATCTAATATAATCATATGTAGATCCATATCCGTCACAGCTTACAGTAAAGTAAACTTTATGAAACTTTAAAATCTTTTTCATAACTTTATCATTGAACTTACTTGCATTGGTTGTAATATATAAATGTATATTTTTTGTATAACCTTTTTCAATAGCATAATCAAGTAGTGTTAAAAATGGTTTGCTAATCATAGGCTCGCCTCCAGTTACTTTTAGTATTCGTACTGTTGGCAATGCTTGTAAAACGTCTTCTATAGTTAATGCACTGAATATACCTGTTTTAGGATCAGCATATTTTTCTTGTGTAGGACTTCTTTCCCAATGCATTGGTAATTCTATATTGTTAGCCTCTAAGGCATTCATATCTTTTAATATCTGGTGAGAGTTAGTATAATCACACATTCTACAAGCAAGATTACATTCGTTACTAAATTTTAAATCTAGGAAAGTAATCTTTGGCTGTTTTAAAAATGATATTTTAAATGCATCATCTTTTTGCACTTTAGCCAAAGAACTGTGTCTATAACTTTTTGTGCCTTTGTCTTCCTGTTTCCAACAAACATTACACATAGGATTTTGTATACCATTCAATAAGTCTTTCCGTAACTGTTGCATTGGTTCACTGTCGAACCATGAAAACAATGTATGGTCTTTAGTAGTATAAGGATTACCTTTATGTGGTGGTGACTCGGCATTACAGCAAGGCTTAAACTTTCCTGCTACAGAATAATGACTGTGCATAAAAGGTAAAGGACAAAATGTTTTACTATATAGTGTCGCCATCTTCTAATTCTTTCTCAGTTTTCTGATCAACGCTTTCGCCAGTGATTGGCTTAACATTATAATCTAATGACTCGTCTAACATTCCAGCCATTTCTGGGAAAGTCTTAGAAAAATCTGTTCCACGTTGTTTGTCAAACTTTGTAATATATTCTCTAAACTCAGGCATACGTCTAGACCAATCTTCACTCATCATAAACTTGATCATACCTTGTAATCTTTTGATACCATAACTGGCATTCATAAATTCTTCTTTAGATGGTGCACCTGACAAGTGCCAGTTTTCTTCTAACCATGGATAGAACGCCTCATATTTTTCTTTTGTTTTATTTTTCATCCATTGCGGCATTGCTTTAACATTTAATTGACCTGGCCAATAAACAAAGTGATAGTTTAACATACCAGCACCAAATGGCCATATGTTTATCTTCTTAAAGTTTTGTTCCCATTTCCATTTGATAAAATCAGGTATGTAGTGTATGTTCAAGGCCTGTACTGCACAGGCTATTGTTACTTCTACTTTGTCATCTGTATTATCTAATAAATGAAACTGCTTAACTGTATTGTCCCAATCTGCTGGAAAACGTATATAACGATTCATATCTTCAATTGAGTCTACACTATAATGAAACCTTACTCGTTTAAAATGACTCCATAATTCAAATAATCTATCTGGCATTTCAACACCATTTGAGTTATAACGTAATTCTATTTTATGTGCATACCCACGTTTAATAACTTCTTCTAATAGTGTGTAGTGTTCTTCAATAATTGTTGACTCACCACCTGCAAAATATAATTGATACATATGAGGTATCTGATCATATAACTGATCCCAAAATACTTTATTGTCTTTGTGCCAGTTATAGGCGGCACCGTGCATTTTACCTTTTTTGTCCCACCCCATTGTTTGTTTTAGACTTTCGTTTTTGATTGTTGGATATACATCTAACCAATCTTTTACCCAAAGTGAACTGTCGTGTGGCGAACACATAATACATTTTAAATTACATTTGGATCCCATACGCAAATCAATGTATCTAATTTTAGGTGGAATAGATCCATCTTCATTAGTTTCGCCTACAATTTCATCTATATCATATCTGTTTAACCAATAGTCAGTTTCCCACATACGTTTTGAATTATGTCCTGCATCTTCTTCTTTAAAACATTTTAAACAGGCTGGTGGCTTCTCACCATTTAACATTTGTAAACGTACATTTTTCATGTAGTCGTTATTCCATGATGACATTAGGTCTGAATTATTTAAATTTGCAGGTACACCATTATCTTTCTTTAATACACCTACTTGCCCACCATGTTTTTTATCATTGGTTGCTCCAACACTACTTGCATTAGCTGTACAACATACTCGCATATTGCCGTCTGGTCTTGTTGATAAGTGCATCCAAGGTAGAGCACAAAAAGTTTTTGATGGTAATTTCTTAGACATTTTACTATACTTACCTTATTTAAAATCATGCAAATTGAGATGTAAACGGGTCAAATCCTGTTCCACATTTCATTGCACATACTTTTAATTTACCGTTATTGCAACCATCAATATTCCAACTTTGTTCAATCTGATCAAATATTCCTGATTTAAAAACTTGTTCTAATCCATATTGTGTTGCATCTAAATTTTGTTTACCTCCAGCTGAATCAATGTAGTTCCATATCTGTTCTACTTTAGGATCTTTATGCCACCACTTATACATACGGCCTGCTGTCCAACAACAAGGTAATGCTAATCCTTCTGCACTAATATACAAGCTACCTTCATCTTTTACTTTACACCATATTGATGCTTTATCATAATACTTGTCCATTGATCCGTATTTTTGTATTAGTAGTTCTTGTTTTGATAATTCTTTATTTTGATATTTTTCATCTGGCTTTTTAAGTAAAGTTGTTTCTTTACCTTTTCTATTAACTGCTTGATGTTGATCTTTCTTTTCACTACTCGCTGAAATAAATCTCCCAGTCTTTTTTGATTGAAATTTATGTACTCCAATTGATTTAGCATACTGCTCTGCTTCTTCAACTTGATGTTGATTATGATCAAAAATTAAATAGTCCCATCTAACTTTTCCACCACCTTCTATATAAGCTCTCATTGATTGATCAACTATGTCCCAATTGACATTTTGTCTATATAGATGATTGGTATCTTTTAATCCATCTACACTAAAAGTAACATCACCATTTTCACCAATTACTTTTGCTAACTGTTTCCACCAGTCAGGTTTTTTAGCACCACCGTTGGTATGCATATTCAACCATATGTTTGGATTGTGCTGTCTAAAATATTCAAATACTTCTAATGTATCATCTGCAACAATAGGATCACCTAAGTTACCACACATATACATCTTTTTTAACTGGGCTATAAAACTAGGAGTAAAAATTTTTTTACAGTCATCTAATTTTAATTCATTAAGATTAATATGAGGATTAATTCCTTTGCCGTTCATATTACGATCACACATAGGACAAGCCGCTTGACACTTTTGGGTTATTTCAAGATGTATTGTTCTAATGTCTTCGTAATTGTACATTACTTTCGTCCTATGATCATAAACCTTTTGTATTCGCCGCAATCAAGTTCATCAGCGAATTGTAGTTCAGACATAGGACAATCAGTTATAAATTCTTGTACATTATTGTAACAATTAACATGATCTTCAATTTTAAAAAAGTTATTACTTTGTAAAACTAAAAGTTTACCTTGAGGTATAGCATTATACCAAGAATGAAAATTTCTAATATGTTCACAACTAGTATTAATAATTGTGTCTGGATCTCCTGGATCCCATGTTGCCACTGGTGTCCCATTGTTTCTCATAGTAGTAAAATGTCTGTTACCTGCATATAAGTTTGAATATGTTATGTCATGTATATCACCTGTTGATGCTTTGAATCTCCAACCCTGATCTACATATTTCTTGTTTAGTCTTTCAGCAATTCTCCAACAGGATTCATCTATGTCAAAACTTCTAATTCTATCTATACTAATGTTACTTTGAAAAAGCATATATGCTAAAGTGCCATACCAACCTGCACAAAGATATACAGTACCTAGCGGTTTGTTTAAATGTTGAAGTGTGTCAACTATCCATTGTTTACTTCTTAACTGTCCTCTACTAAACGCATCTTTCCAATTGGCTTCGGGAAAAAATCTAATAGTTTTCATATAATCATTATGATACTCTGTTCCAGATAGTATTGCAGATCTTTCAAAAAAATCATGGAACTCATCGTAATTAGTCAGCATTATATTTCTCCTCGAATTGAGTCTTTAACCACTCAAAATCGTTTATTAAGTTTAGTTTAGCAGAATCGTTCCTGTATTTCAAGCCGAAATCTCTGCCTTCTTTTGCTCCATGAATTGCGTACTTTCCGTGTGGTTTGCTCTCTCCCTCAGTACACCAAATATTTAGTCGAGCATCTGTCTCATCATCTTTCTGTCCTTCAATGATTTTGCTTGATAGTTTAGTACATTCTCTAAATGCACTTTTCCATGTGTTAAACGGGTCTGTATTGAACCTGGTTGTGTTACTAACTGCTGGCATTGGTCTAAATTTGTTACTACCACCAACAGATGTTGTAAAATCAATGTGCCAATCTGTTGCATTTTTTAAAGGTGCTGTTGGAAATAGCTTTACTCCACCATATCCATATACTAAATTATTAACTGGATTTTGACATCTCCATACATGAATTTTATCTAGATCATATATGTCTGGCTTATAAGAAAAATCAAAGTTAGAATTTAAATCAGCATCAGCATCAACCACATAAAACATTTCTGTATATGCTTGTCTTGAACATTGCTGGTGAGCATTAAAGATTCCTTTAACTCCTTTGACTCTTCTAGCCCATGGGAACTTTTCTTTTAAAGACGAGTAAGTATCATCTGCATAAGTTTCTTTGTAGCTTAAATGAAATATATCGTATGACATTATGCATCACGTGAAGTTTCAATTTTATCAATTAATCCAAATTTTAATGCTTCTTCTGGATTCATGTAGTTGTCTCTTTCCATAGCATCTTCAATTGTTTTAAGATCTTTGCCACAGTGCTTAACATATAACTCATTTAACGTTCTTTTAGTTCTTTGTATTTCCTGTGCATGAATTTGTATATCAGTTGCTTGTCCTGAAAAACCACCTGATGGTTGGTGTATCATAATTTTTGAATGAGGCAATGATATTCTTTTACCAGGTGCGCCTGCCATTAGTAACAATGATCCGGCTGATGCGGCCTGCCCAACACATACTGTTGATACTTCTGGTTTAATATATTGCATTGTGTCGTACATAGCTAATCCTGAACTTACAACACCGCCTGGTGAATTAATATACATAAAAATTTCTTTGTTTTGATCTTGTGATTCTAAAAATAGTAATTGGGCACAAACTACACTAGAAACATTATCATCTATTGGTCCTGTTACAAAAACTATTCTTTCTTTTAATAGTCTTGAATAAATGTCATAGCTTCTTTCGCCTCTAGAGGTTTGATCTACAACCATTGGTATTAAATTGCTCATAATTATTATATCCTTCTTTCCATTATTATAACAGAAAACTGTACAAAGTCAAGTTAATGTACAACTTTTCCAATTTCTAAAACATAGTCTGGTTTAATATTTTCACCATTGTGTTCATACCATACTATGTTTTTTTTAGGTTTCCACTTAAATTCTTTGTCATTTAAATTAATACTGTAAACAAACTGTAAGAAATCAGTTTTAGGTGATACTTTAAATAGAAAATTCTTCTCTAATTGTAGATTTATATACCATTCAGTGTTTGTCCACTTTTTAAAAGCAGGATCAGTCATTTGTTTTTTTCTTTGATATAAAGCATTAATGGCTTTATTTGCCACATCATGTGTACAATATAATATTTGAAAGCCTTCATTCCTGGCCCATTCAATTTGACTGTCAGCCATCATTAATCCACAGTGTGTAAATCTCCATGGTTTTAAAATGTGATATCGACAAACTCTTGCCGCAATATGTGAGTCGCCTGTATAGTGAGATGATTCTACAGCACTAATTGATATTAATTTATTGTCAGCAAACACCATCCAAGTTTCTAAGTCAGCATAATCAGGATCATATTTTTCATATGATAAACTTTCATTTCCTTCTTTAAAAGTTTCTAATCTAAATTCTTCAATTAGATGTTTGAATTTAGCTCGTTGTCTTGCATATCTTTCTACTCTAAACTCAGTCATTAATTAGACTCCTTTGGATACAAAACAAATACTGCATGAATTCTTCTTCTTTCAATATTTGCGTTAAAGGCCGAATGCTGTTGTCTTGTATCAGTAAACCAAACATTGCCTACATCTAGATGAAATACATCATTGTTAATAATCATTCTAGCACCTGGGTTTGAAAATATAGGTATATGTACTCTTGGATATTGGTCGTTGTGCCATAATAAACATTTTTGCGGTCCCATTGAAATAAATCTACCTCTACATACTAAAAAGTCATCTTTAAAATGTTCTGAAACTTTATTGATTACTGTTTCAATATAGGTATTTTTAAATATATCAGCAATGTGTATAAAATCATTCTCTTGAAACATTGCTGGAGCACCGTTGCTAGATTTAAAATCAGCAACTTGTTTTTCTGGATCTTCAATACCTGTATGATGTATATGTACTTGATACTCACACTTTTTTTGTATTCCATCAATGTCTAAATCATAATATGTTCTAATTAATTTTTTATGATCTATATCAATGCCATCAATCTTTTGAAAATATTTTGTTGAAAATGCATAATCATTCATAGTTAACACCCCATTACTATATCGTCACCAAGCATTTCTTGTTGCTCTAATCTATTGTTTGAGTTGTTATCTTGTAAATCTTCATATGCTGAAGTAAGGCATATTCTATTAATACCATTTTCTCTTTTAAATCTATCCCATTGTTTATCATATGTTGTTGCTACAATGTAAGAGTCGCTTGGCGTAAGATCAAATTTCTTACATACTTGTTCTTGTAATTCTTTATACTCTTCTTTTTTTGCAAATACATTGCTGTTTGTAGTAACTGCATTAAACACATCAATTATTGCATGATTAAAATACCCAACTCCTTGCAATTCTCTTTGTATTGGTTCTTCTTTCCTGCTAAATCGTATTCCAGCTCTTAAAAGTCCTAGTCCATAAGGTTTAGAACAACTCCAAAATACTTCTTTTACATTAGGATATAATATAATATTGTTTTTTCCTGTTGTTCCTGCAAATGCCATGTCTAAATAAATTGGCACATTTTCTAGTTTACCTACTTCATCATATCTTTTATCAAAGTTTCCTGTAGCACTAAAAGGATTACTCATGTATAAAGGAACACCTGGCATTATATCATTAACTGATTTAGCAATATGAATTGGCTTTTTTATAAATGTAGAGTACCTATATTCACCTTGAAAAATTTGATACTCCTCAACTTTGTTACACATCCAATCAATACTTTCATGTATACCATTTGTAGGATATGAAAAAATAAACTCTTCTAAGTTTACTAATGGTTTTAAAAACTTACGAACTTGTAGTTGGCAATTAGCCCAATTATCTCTTCTTTTTGAAGATGACGTTTTAGAATTTTCGTTAGTGCTTTCAATGTAGTCACCATAAGTTTTATAAGATAACTCATGTTTAATATATGAATCTATAGGTGGATGAAGTGCTTTACTCACACCAAATGTTTCATTAGTAATCTTATCTAATTTAGTTAAAATGTTTTCCACTGTACTCTACTATCCTATCCCAGTCTAATTCTTTAAAAGGCCAACTAACTACACATCTTTTTTCATTGCTGTTATTATGCACTGTATGATATG